GAGTATGGTATATATTAAGAAAAGAAAGAAAACTATAAATAAAATGATAAATTTATATAAGTATAAAATAATTTAATAATATCAAAGGAGTATTTGTTGATATGGATATTAATAAGAATTTATTTAATAAATTTTTAGATGGAAATCTAATTATTAATTGCCAAACAAAAATAGAATCGGATTTACTTATTGATTCTATTAAAACTAAAAGAATAAAAAATCTAATAAAGAATGACTGGTATGTATATAAAAATAATACTTGCTATCGTATTTCTAATAAAGAATTATTAAAGGCTGAAATAAAAGAGGTTGTTTTTCATAGACTTGATTTTATTAAGTTTCAAGATTGTATTCCTCAATATAAAACTTGGGAAATTATTAAAATATATCAGGAAGGTGAATTATATAAAAATGATATAATTATTGGTAAAAATTTAAAAGAAAAAGTATGTGATTTAAGAGAAAAAAATTTAGGTATAGATGATTTATTGATAAATGAACCTTTCATAATTCAAAAAAGAGAATCCAATAAAGATATAGAAAATAAAAAACATATTAAAGCCTTATTGAAAGATTTAACTGAGACTATAAATAAAATAATTTAAAAATATATTATAAATCTCAACTTTTATTAAAACTGAAAGGAGGAATACATATGAGATATTTATTAAGCTTACTTATGACTGGAATAATTTATTTTGTAGGTGATAGAATTACTAAAACAACCAAATCTACATTCTTTGATGAATACTTCATGGGTATTATTACAGGTATGTTAATGGTGTTTATGCATACTCTTATTACTGCTATATAAAATCTAGGAGGGCAATTAAATGAATATAAACAAGTACATAAAAATAATAAAAAAACACATATCAGAAATAAATGATGTACAAGCTATGGAACTAATAGAGAAAACTAATTATAAAAATGATACAGATAAAGAAATTATAGAACAATTAAAACATGAAATAAAGCAATTTAAGAAAGGTGGAAAGTAGTTGTATGGGAAAACTTTATTGTATATTAGGCAAATCAGCTAGTGGTAAATCTACAGTGGAAAAGATGTTAGAAAAAAAAGGTGAAAGAAGAATTATAAGTACAACAACAAGACCAATAAGAGAAGGGGAGCAAGAAGGTGTAGATTATCATTATATATCAGAAAAAGAATTTGAAGAACTAAAAAATAGCAATTCTTTATTAGAAAATACTCAGTACAGAGAGTGGCATTATTGTATTGATAAAGAATTTAATAATTTTGATTTATCTAAAAATGACTATGTATGTGCTATAGAACCACATGGATACAAACAAATAATACAGAATGTAGGTAAAGAAAACGTAGTAGGAATTTACATATATGTAGAAGACAAAGAAAGATTATTAAGGAGCTTACATAGAGAAATTCAGCCTAGTTGTAAAGAGATATGCAGAAGATATCTCAGTGACATTGACTTATTCTCCAATATAGAATCAGAAGTGGATTATTGTATTGAAAATAAATTGGTATATAATACTGTGAACGAAATATATAAAGTAATTTTATTTAATAAACCTATCATTCCTAATGGTAGCAAAGTAAAGATTAAACAAATTAACAATCCTAAAAAAGCACATCATTTAATAGAACATGTAGATAAAATAGGACAAGTTTATACAAATCATGTTGTACTAAATGGTTATAGAAAATATAAAGTATTATTTGATAGTAACGAAACTGCTTATTTCTTTGGAAATGAATTAGAAGAGATTAAATAATTGGAGGTATCAGAATGAAAATAAAAAATGTTAAAATATATGATTTGGAAGAAAGTATAGCTGCAAGTAAATATCCCATGTCAATCGATACAAATAATTGTAGTTCTGAAATAACTAATACTGTTGTAAAATTAGCTAATTGTGAAAAAGGTACAGGACATGACCAATTTATGACAGGTATAAGAGTAGCTTTTGATTTAACTTTTAGTAATAAAGCATGGGTAGAGTTAGAGAGATACAGATTTGTTGAATTTGTATCTAGTCAAAGTACAATGCATAGAATAGCTAAATTTGATTTAAAAACTCAATATAATAAATATGTTGATAAGAGAATGATAGATATTATGCAAGAATTAAAAGATACATACAACAAAACACAAGACAAAGAAGACTATTTAAAACTACTATATAGTAACCCTAGTGGGTTTGAATTAACCGCAAGGCTTACAACTAATTATAGAGCTTTAAAAACTGTCTATTCTCAAAGAAAGAATCATAGATTACCTGAATGGCGTGAATTTTGTAAATGGATTGAAACATTACCATATTCTTATTTGATTTGTGAGCAACAAATTAACAATGCAAAATAATTTATTAAAGTATGGCTAGGAGTGATTTATATTAGTAAAGAATTCACAAACACATTAAAACTAACAATACCAATACCACCTAGTATTAATAATGATTATATGAAACCTAAAGGTATTTTAAAATTCAACCCTATAAAGAAAAAGTATTATGCTATAGGAACAATGTACGAAACTGCTGAAGCTAAAAAATTTAAAAAAGATATGATTAAATTAATAAAAAAAGAAATAGATAAACAAAATTTTAAACCAATAGAAAATCATTCATTCGTATATTTATATTGGACTTGGTTCTTTCCTTCAATAAAAAATGACACAAATAACAGGTATAAATGTGCAATAGATTCCATTACAGAGTTTAGTGATGAATTTAAAAAAACAAAAATATGGAATGATGATAATATATCTATGAATAAAGATGTAAAAATTTATTATGATTCAAAAAATCCTCGTGTAGAATTAGAAATAAAATATGCTCCAGATATAGGAATATTTGATAATGAAGAAGATTATAATAAGTTTATAAATACATATTGCAACAATTGTAAAAAAGGAAATAAAATAGGACAAAAGGGTGGTTGTTCTATATATAAAAAAATATTAGAAAGTAGAATTATTGAAGAAGTTGAAATTAATTTTGATACAGGAGAGAAAAAATGTTTAAATTTTAAACAGAAATAAATAAATTACATATTAATATTTAAGACTTGGCAATTCATCGCACGACTTCAATTACGAGATGAATTGCCAAAGGTATTTGACATATATAAAATAATTTGATAAGATTAAATTACAGGGAGTGAGGTGAGAAAAAGTTGATTAAAGGAATAAAAATAAGGTTATTTCCAACAGAAGAACAAGAAATATTAATGTTTAAAACAATAGGTTGTGCTAGATTTGCTTATAATTGGGGATTAGCTAAACAAGAAGAAAATTATAAAAACGGTGGTAAATTTATATCATGTAGAAAATTAAGAAATGAATTTACAAAATTAAAAGAAGAAGAAGAATATAGATGGTTGAATGAAGTTTCTTCTGATGCAATAAGACATCCTTTTGATAATTTAAAAACTGCTTATGATAAGTTTTTTAATAAAATAGGAAGATACCCTAAATTTAAATCTAAGAAAAAATCAAGGAAATCTTTTTATGTTAGATATGATAGAATGAAATTTTTTAAAGATAAACAATTAGTTAGTATCGAAAAAATAGGAAGGGTTGAATATAAAACTAATTATAATATTCCTATTTTAAAAAAATATATGAATCCATATTGTCACTTTGATGGTAAGTATTGGTATATAACATTAGGATTTGAACACAACGAAAATCAAGTTGAGTTAAATCAAGATTTAAGTATTGGTATAGATTTAGGAGTCAAAGATTTAGCAATAGTTAATTGTTTAGATAAACCTATAAAAAACATTAATAAAACAATTAGAGTTAGGAAATTAAAAAAGAGATTAAAAAGATTACAAAGACAAGCATCAAGAAAATATGAAGCAAATAGACAAGGAAATAAATTTATAAAAACTAATAATATTATTAAGTTAGAAAAAGAAATAAAATTAATTTATAGAAGACTTAGTAATATAAGATTAAATCACATACATCAAGCTACGAATATGATAGTTAAATTAAGACCTTATAGAGTAGTTATGGAAGATTTAAATATTAGTGGAATGATGAAAAATAAGCATCTATCTAAATCAATAGCGGAACAATGTCTTTATGAATTTATTAGACAGATGCAATATAAGTGTGAGTTTAATAGGATTGAATTTATTCAAGCCGATAGATTTTATCCATCATCTAAGACTTGTAGTAATTGTGGACATATTAAAAAAGATTTAAAGTTAAAAGACAGAATTTATATATGCCCAGAATGTGGTTTAGAAGAAGATAGAGATAAAAATGCTTCAATTAATCTTGGTAATTATAAAATAGCATAATTGGTGATTATGAAAAATTATGTTATATGTACCGTGCGTTGCACGGGAATTTAAGTCCTTGGAGAGTTATACCAACTAGAGTAGAATAAGTAATTATTCAAAATAGAACTCTATGAATAGGAAAGTTATTTGGGAACGAATGACATATGTAGAATTTATATATTTATAATTTCTTATAAGTTTTATGCAACGGACATCCTCACTGGCAAAATAAGATGAAAGAATATCTACCAAGCTGTAAATTTATAAGTCCTGATATGCTTAATTTTGATATAAATATACTTGATAATGTAGATATAGTTTTTATATACACTAACTATTTAAACCATGCAATGTATTATAAAATTATAGATATAATTAGAGAAAAGAAATTAAGATTGGAATATTTAAAAAGTAATATAAATATGAAAATAGTTCTAAAACAAATAAATAACGTTCTATAAAATCAAAAAAATGGAGATAATAATCTAATTAATAGACTATTATCTCCAAAATATTTCAAATAACTATCGAATAAATGTTTGACATATGGAAATAATTATTATATAATTAAATAGAAATTTAAATAAATATGGTTGTAATACCAAAACTATGAAGGTAGTATTATCAACCCCATTGATTGTATCCTTCCTTACTAATAGTTTTGGTATTATTTAATTTATTTTTATTAAGTATATAATTATTTTATTTAATCTAATAGTTGCAACAATAATTCTATTTTTCTTATAGTATCTTCTTTTCCTTTTATATAACCTTTTGAGAAATCAAAAGTATGTGTATTATGGAATTCTGTATGTGTGTCTTGCAAATCTTTGTATAGTATTTGCATAACTTGAGTTTTAGTTATATGAGTATTAGAAAGATTATTTTTCTCAATGTTTATTTCCTTATTGTTCATCAAATTCACCTTCTTTTGTTTATATGTATTTAAATATGATTTTAAAATTATTTCATATTAAAGAAATGCTTCATCGGCATCTTCAGACGTATCTCGAATAACATATATTTGGGTTGTTTCTGAGCTTTCATGACCAAGCAAACTTTGAGCTGCTTCAATGTTTTTCCCTTCATGAATTACAAGATTTGTAGCCCTTGATTCTCTTAAAATATGCGGATGAACTCTTCTTCCAATACATTTTTCAAAATCATTGCTACACCATTGGTTAAAAGTATTTCTACTTATTTGTTTTATCTCTCCTCCATATTTTGTTACAAATACATAAGGACAATTATCATCACCTCTTACTTCTAACCATTTTTTTATATATTTCATAGCTGTTTCATCAAACTTTAATTTTCTAACTTTTCCAACTTCGCCACGTCCTTTACAACGAATTTCGTGAGTAATATAGTATTTGATTTCTTTGATTTCTTTTTCACCATTATCATTAGTAATTTCTTTTTCTTTTTTTACTATATCATAATCTGCCACCTCTTTAAGCAATTGTGTGGATTCTGTACGTCTACAACCTGTTGAGTATGAAAAGGTTAAATACGCTAATTTTTGCCATTCTTTTCTTTCTTCTAAGTTTTTTATTAATATATTTAATTCTTCCTCTGTTAAGGGTTCTTTATCATGTACAAAAGTTTTTGGTGGTAATTTTATTTGTTTAGTTATGAAATTTCTAAAGGTTGGGTATTCATCTTCATAATAGGTTATTACCCATTCATTCAAAGCACTTACACAAGATCGTTTAAATCTTATAGCTGAAGATGATAGTCCATTTCTTGTCAAGAAATTTTGATATTTTAAAAAATCTCTACTTTTAATTTCAGTTAGGGGTTTATTTTTAACATTTTCTTTAATCCATCTAAACCATATTTTTAGTCCTGATTCATATTGTTTTAGTGTTTCTTTACTAAGATTTACTGATTCTAATAAATATTCTTCTGTTAGATCTCTATTAAAATCACAAACTTCTAACCATTCTTTATCTGTTACTGGGGGTATTTTAGATTGTTTACTCATGAATATTTTCCTCCCTTAAATGTTTATTTATTAAATTGTTTTATCATTAATTTTAATAATAAGCTAATCCTCTTTTTCTAGCTCTAATTCAATTCTTTTAATCTCACTATATTCCCTTAAACATAAATCTAACTGATAACTCCAAAAATAAAAGTAAAAAACCTTTCCATTTCCAATATGCCTTGCTTTAAATTCATATTGAAAACCATGTTCTTTTAGGAATTCTTTCTGTTTCCATGAAAAACACCTGTAATATTGCATTTTATCACCACTTTTCTTAAAGAATATATAAAAAAATAAGCTAGTATAAAACTAACTTATAATTCATTAATAATATCTAACAATTCTTTTTTAGATTTAACCAAATATTTCCTTGTAACATTGATGTCTGAATGTCCAACCAGATCAGCTAGCGTAGCTATATCTATGTTTTTAGAAATCATTTTTCTACAATATAAATGTCTGAGATTATGATTATGTGCTTTTTCCTTATCTATTCCTGCTAATAGTGCATATTTTTTAAAAATATCATTTGCATATCTTCTTGTTATACCACCTCGTATGCCAGTAAATAGCTTGTCTCCTTTTTTAATTCTATAATTCATATACTCTTTCCATATTAATTTTAGTTTATTTGGAATAAATACATTTCTATATTTTTTTCCTTTACCTTTAATAATAATTGTATCTTTGTTAATATCATAAACTGTTAATTGGAGACATTCACTGATCCTCATTCCAGTATAATACATCGTTAAAA